AGCGATGAAGCGGCGTCTGCACCTGATCCCGTTCACGATCACCGTGCCGCCCGAACGCCGCGACAAGCTGCTCCAGCAGAAGCTCTTGTCCGAGCGCGACGGCATCTTGGCGTGGGTGGTTCAGGGCTGTCTCGACTGGCAGCGTCTGGGCAGGCTCGATCCTCCGCAGCAGGTGCTCGAAGCGACCGAGGAGTATTTCGAGGCCGAGGACGCGCTGGGCCGCTGGCTCGACGAACGCTGCGTGCGCGAGGTCAATGCGAAATCGCTGACCGCCGAGCTGTTCGGCGACTGGAAGCAGTGGGCCGACTCCGCAGGCGAGTTCATCGGCTCGCAGCGCCGCTTCTCCGATCTGCTCATCACCCGTGGCGTCGAGAAATGGCGCAACACGGCAGGCGTCCGTGGCTTCCGTGGCATCGGCCTCAAGCACCCGCCCACGCCCGCTTACACCCCATACGCCGACAACTGACTGCCATGCCGACGCATCCGACTGACGCATTTGACGCACTACGTCGTAACTTTCCCCGCGCGGGCGCGTGCGCACGTCTCATGGGAGTTTCGATACCGCGTGTCGGATGCGTCAGTCCTCACCGAACGAGGAACGCAACCATGACCACCACCATCCTCGCCCTCGACTTGGGCACCACCACCGGCTGGGCGCTGCGCGGCAGCGACGGCCACATCACCAGCGGCTCCGAGAGCTTCCGCCCGCAACGCTTCGAAGGCGGCGGGATGCGCTTCCTGCGCTTCAAGCGGTGGCTCACGGAACTGAAGGCCGCGACCAGCGGCATCGACGCGCTGCACTTCGAGGAGGTGCGCCGCCACGTCTCGACCGATGCGGCGCACGCCTACGGCGGCTTCCTCGCTACCCTCACCGCGTGGTGCGAGCACCACCAGATTCCGTATCAGGGCGTGCCGGTCGGCACGATCAAGAAGCACGCCACGGGCAAAGGCAACGCAGGCAAGGAGGACGTGATCGCTGCCGTCCGCGCGCGCGGTCACGCCCCGTCCGACGACAACGAGGCCGACGCGCTGGCGCTGCTGCACTGGGCCATCGCGCAGCACGATCTGGAACGGAAGGTGTGAGATGAAGATTCCCACGCCCACCTATCGATGCCCGCTGGCCCGCGTCCAGCCCGAGACCACCGACCTCGAAGCGATGAAACAACGCGGCTGGCGCGACCAGCACATCCTCGTTGTCAATGCCACCGACGACCGCCTTGACTTCATCGAGCGGGAGTTCATCCGTCGCCTCGGCGAACGGCTCTACGGAGGGACACGGCATGGCTGACCGTCGAACCCCGTGGACGATTGACGACGTGGCCGCGCGCTTCGAGGAGGCGGCAAGCACTGGACGACGCCTGCCGCCTGTGCGGGTGCAGGGCTACTTCAACACGTGGCCGATCATCGTGCGCAAGGAGTGGGAAGCCTTTGCCGCCGACGAGCACGTCTACCGACCGTTTCCTCCGACCCCGGACGCCATCGACCGGATGCTGGAGACGATGAAGTGGGTGCAGTGGCTGGAGGTAGAACAACGGCATCTGGTGTGGATGCGCGCCAAGCGGTACGGCTGGCGCGACATCACCATCCGCTTCGCCTGCGACCGCACGACGGCATGGCGGCGCTGGCAGCGCGCCTTGCAGACGGTCGCCGACCAGCTCAATGGCGTTGTCGTCGCGTAGTGATTTGGCGTGATTTGGCGCGCATGGTCTGCAATGCAAGTGCATCGGCGGGCATCAGCGGTTTTTGAGCGTGCAACAAAAACCGGCTCCCGAGCGTAGTATTCAGTCCATGCTCGGGATCAGTGACGAAGAAGCCACAGTCGCTTCAAAGCCACGCTCCCGAGGCGAAATGGGCCCTTCCTGCGGAAGAACCCATGCGGGGGGCGCGAGCGCGACGCTTTTCTAGCGTCAGGGTGCGAACCGAGGTTCGCACGGTTCGCAGGTTCGCACCCGTCCAGTTCGCACCTATTCACTCCAACCCGCCCACGGCATCGTCCGTCGGCGGGTTTCGTTTTTCCGGAACCCGAAACCTTGAACCTTTTGAACGTCGAGTACCGCAAGGTCGAGACGCTAATCCCCTACGCCCGCAATCCGCGCACGCACGATGACGGCCAGATCGCCAAGATCGCGGCCAGCATCGTCGAGTACGGCTGGACGAACCCGATCCTGGTCGATGGCGACAACGGCATCATTGCGGGCCACGGGCGTCTGGCCGCCGCGCGCAAGCTGGAATTGGCTGACGTGCCGGTCATCGAACTGGCGCACCTGACCCCGGCGCAGAAGCGTGCTTACGTCATCGCCGACAACCGGCTCGCGCTGGACGCGGGCTGGGACGAGGAAATGCTGGCGCTGGAGCTGGCCGAGCTGTCCGAGGTTGGTTTCGACCTCGCGCTCACCGGTCTCGACGCCACCGAACTGGAATCGCTGCTCGCCGACGAGGAACCCTCGGATGCCGAGGCGCAGGACGACGACGCGGCGGACGATGCCGACGAGGTGCCCGATGTTCCGGTCACGCCGGTATCACGCACGGGCGACGTCTGGGTCATCGGCGCGCACCGCCTGATCTGCGGTGACGCCTCCGACGCCGATGTGGTCGCCACCTTGATGGCGGGCGACACCGCCGCACTCTGCTTCACGTCGCCGCCCTACGGCAACCAGCGCGACTACACCACCGGCGGCATCGCCGATTGGGATGGCCTGATGCGTGGCGTATTCGCGCGCCTGCCAGTAGCCGATGACGGCCAGGTGCTGGTCAACCTCGGCCTGATCCACCGCGACAACGAGTTCGTCCCGTATTGGGAGGCGTGGCTGGGCTGGATGCGCACGCAGGGTTGGCGGCGTTTCGGCTGGTATGTCTGGGATCAGGGGCCGGGGATGCCCGGCGACTGGCAGGGCCGCTTCGCGCCCAGCTTCGAGTTCGTGTTCCATTTCAACCGCGCCAGCCGCAAGCCCAACAAGATCGTGCCCTGCAAGTTCGCCGGGCAGGAAACGCATCTGCGCGCAGACGGCTCGTCCACCGCGATGCGCGGCAAGGATGGCGAGGTCAACGGCTGGACGCACGTAGGCCAGCCGACGCAGGACATGCGCATCCCCGACTCGGTGATCCGCGTCATGCGCCACAAAGGCAAGATCGGTGAAGGCATCGACCATCCCGCCGTGTTCCCGGTCGCACTGCCGCAGTTCGTGATCGAGGCCTTCACCGCCGAGGGCGACGTGGTGTTCGAGCCGTTCGGCGGCAGCGGCAGCACGATGCTGGCCGCGCAGCGCACTGAGCGTGTCTGCCGTTCCGTGGAGATCGCGCCGGAGTACGTCGATGTCGCTATCCGTCGTTTCCGGCAGAACCATCCCGAGGTCGCCATCACGCTGCTGGCCACAGGCCATAGCTTCGATGACGTCGCCGCCGAACGCGAAGTGGAGGTGGCGACATGAAATGGCTGGCCGACAAGATCGAGCAGTGGCCAACCGCCAAGCTCGTGCCCTACGCCCGCAACGCGCGGACCCACTCCGATGCGCAGGTGGCGCAGATCGCTGCCAGCATCGCGGAGTTTGGCTTCACCAACCCCATCCTCGCAGGCAGCGACGGCGTGATCGTCGCTGGGCACGGACGATTGGCCGCCGCGCAGAAGCTCGGCCTCGACGCAGTGCCTGTGGTCGTACTCGACCACCTGACGCCCACACAGCGCCGCGCGCTGGTGATCGCCGACAACCGCATCGCCGAGAACGCCGGGTGGGACGAGGAGCTGCTGCGCATCGAACTGGAAGGCTTGCAGGACGAATGTTTCGACCTCGACCTGATCGGCTTCGACGCTGACGCGCTGGCCGAACTGCTGGCGGGTGACGAGCCGGTCAACGAGGGCCAGTCCGACGAGGATGCGGTGCCGGAGGTTGGCGAGACGCCTGTGTCACGCCCCGGCGATGTCTGGCAGCTTGGCCCGCATCGTCTGCTGTGCGGCGACGCGACGTTGGCCGAGAGCTATGAAGCGCTGCTCGATGGCAAGGCGGTGGACATGGTGT